CCAACAATCAGAAAGCTCACCACCGCACTTAGGGCATTTGTATTCTGTTTTCATAAAAAATCACCCATCAACATACAGCCCAAAAACAACATTCCGAGTGACCCAATTACAATTAAAAAATCTTCCATTATTTACCTCCAAAGTGGGTGATCATATTTTGCTATTTTGACCTACCCCCAAATTACAAATAATAATAAAATCAATAAGTTAAAATCAGAAAAATGAGTAAAGTCTATTGATCGTATTTTCGTCCGTTGTATTGTTAAAAATCTCTTTCAATGCGGCGTTAATCAACGCCTTGTAACATTGTTCAAACTCACTCTGATCCATGTTCCCATAACTTAAACTTTGAGCTTCTACTCTCATTCTGCCGTCAATCGTGTAAGTCACATCACGAAAGCCAGCAAGTACAGTTAGATTTTTGCGGAAAGTGTCAAACTGTTTACGCTCATCAAAGTATTTCCAATCTGTCTTATCTGCGGACCAGTGTTCAAAACAAAACTTGAAGAAAAGGAAAACCTTGCGATGAAAGGCGGGATTTCTCGGTCTTTTTATTTCGACTTCGTAAATCTCACCGTTTTTGAATGACTGAAGATCTGGTAAGTACATTTCATCACACGGCACGAATGTACCACCCGCGCCTTTAACCATATTAAAGATCAAACTTCATTCCCCCATACGTCCCAGCCATCAGTTGTGTTACGTGCGAATAATTCAATGCGCGGCAAATCACCCATCAATTCAACGATTTTTTCACGCACAACATCTGGCTTTTTACTGTGATGTTGGATTGGCTCAACGACTAATTGACTAACTTTATTACTAATTCGGCTAGGTTTTCCTTTTGTTGCGATCAGGCAGCACTCCGTATTTCCACGGGTCCATCGACCAAGACCAAAAAAGAATGTATCTTTGTTTTTCTTATTTGTTTTTAACCACTGAAAACCAATCGTTTTATATTTAAATCCCCACGCCTCAATAAGTCTTAACCCTTCTGCTAACATTGGGTATGTCACCCAGAGAAATAAAACGCAGTTTTTATCAGCCATTTCGTTTACTGGCATTTCGCAAATATCTTTAATATTCATTGTTTGATAATGATTTTCAGCACTGCCGTTACAGCCTTTATCGCTATATCTCCACGGTGGATCAGCGTAAATAATTTGATATTTCTTATCCGTATTAAACATTCGCCTTTCCTTGTAAAATGGCGCGGGCCATTGCCACGCCTTGAGAGTTGATTTCTTGTTGTTTTTTGGGATCAATAAAACTTGGCTTCTCTGGTATCGCTAACGCTAACTCTGGCAATTCTTCACCGCGTGCTAGTTTGTCTGCTGTTGCTTTCAAGAATGATTTTGCATGCTTTCTCAATTCTTCCGCACTCCAACCAAATTCTTTATTTCGACAATACAAGTCAAAGATGAGATATTGTTCAACGTTATTCTTGAATTGAAATTCATGCTGATTATCAAAGCCGTGAAAGCGTGAATACGCTTTGATTCTCTCAAGTAATTCTTCAAGCGATGGCATTCCCTGTGCTTCAAGCGCTCCGTCGTTGCACCACGCAACGAACTGCCCAACACTCGGGAAAAACGGGCTTTCAGACTTTCTCGCACGTTCGACGCCGACTCTGATTTGAGCAACGCTTGTAATGCGCTCATTAATCAGTGTTTCAAGCCAGTACTTTTTGGCTTCTTGATACTCTCTATCGCTTGAGAATGCCGACTTCCAAGCAGGGAAAATAGTTTTAAGCCGAGTGAATAAGAAATCGATCGTTTTGTTCATTTCTGCCGTCACTTCTGCTTTTGCGACTTGTGGGGCTCTGTAGTTTTTATCTGAGCCAATTAAGCCCATTGCGATTTGGTTTGCTGACTTCATCACAGAACCACCTCACAATCGCGATCGACTACTCGAACCTTGCCGTCACTATCTTGAATAATTACAGAATTTACTGCCCATGAACCGTCATCTTGATAGCCGTCACTTACTGACTGACCGCCTTTGAATTGTGCTGGTTGCGTGTATTCATCCTCCCAGCGTGCGTTGTTCAGGTATGTTGTCGGATGTAATTTATCGAATCCGAATTGACCAAGTGATAAGCGTTTTTGAACATCACAAACAAGCATTTCTGCAAACTCTTGAGGAGCGGATTTTTGCGTTTTTTGAGAATATTTCTTGTAAGCAGACTTGAAGCTTTTCAACGCACCAGATTTATTCAACTTGGCTTTGTAAACTTTCCAGAACACATCAAACGCATTTTCAAGATCGTTTGAGTTTTCCACTTTAGGGGGTAAGGGGGTATTTTCTTCTGTATAGAAGTCTTTTCTTTGGTTATTGGTATGGTCATTTTGACCACATGACATCTGGTCATTTTGACTATATCGATCATCCCATTTTGACCTCATGGATGAACCGTTTTGGTCACATCGCATCTGGTCATTTTGACTAGTCAATTCTTCAATTTTTTCATAAGCAATTGAGTACCATTTTGTTTTATCCATTTTCATTTTGTTCAATTTGTTTGTAGATAAAATCAAACCCATTTCCTCAAGCCTTTTAATTGTTCTCTGTATTGTTTTTTTCGACCAAAAAGGAAATATTTCGCACCACTCATCAATAGTGTTATATATCCAAATACGATCTTCGTATTTGTGCTTGCTGATATTTAAGAAGTAATGGAGTTGTTGGACAAAAATAGCTTCGTTCAAACCAATAGCTTTTGCTAGCTCTGGCAATACTTGTAATGGCTGATCATCAATAAGTAACTTTCCTACACTCATACTAAAACCCCACCTCAAAGAAGAATTTAACCTTCTTAAAATCCCCAATTTGCTCTAGAACTCCTTTTTGACGTAAAAACTCCATTTGTGATTGATTAAATGTCATTTCTGGAACAGCATTACGGAACTCAATAAAAAACCGAAATTGCTCAAGTGTTTTCTTGCCTTTTGTGCTATTACAAGAAATACAGCTAGGCAGTAGATTGGATATATCATTTGAACCACCATCATATTTAGGTATGACGTGATCTATAACGAGAGTTGAATGAGAAAGCTTCAATCCACAATAGGCGCAATGCCAATTACATTTTTCTGCAATTTTTAATCTCTTAGATTTGCTGAAAGTTGTACTCATAACATCAACTCCGAAGCGTAACGTGACGCGATATATTCAATCCCCTTGCTTGTTACTCTTGTTTGCGTGTAATTGTGACCGCGTTCTGCTGTGCCTGTTTTCACGGTAAATAAATCACGTGAGTGAGCGGTTTGATATGGCAGTAACGCACCTGATTGGCGATATAAAAGGCGATCTTGAATAAGGCGGTCTATCATTGCTCTTTCTGGCATTTTTAGAATCTTCGCGACTTCACGAAGTGATTTACTAGTGCCAACTTCCACGTAGTGATCGACAAAAGCAGCTTTTGGTTTTAATTCAGCGTTCTCTAATTGTAAACGCTCGTTTTCTTCCTCAGCTTGAAGAACCATTAACGCTAATTCTTTTCGAGAAAGTGCGGTTGATTTTTGTTGATTTTCCAACTCTTGCCAGCGGTCAACTATTGCGGCGGTAAATTCAGGGCAGTTTTGAGCGACGACGATAAGGCAATCTCTTTTCTCGAGATGGTATTCGTAGTAAGTCTGTCCGTTCTGTGGATGGGTGTAAGCCATTGGCTGATACCCCCTAATTACGCCCTTTACCATTAATCTTTCGATTGAACGACATAGGTCGCTATGATTTTTATTAATTAATGACGCAATCTCACGACTACTCATCGTAAGTCTTGCTTTTTGCTCTGAAATGTTTAATAATTGATTCATAAATCACCTTGGTTTATATTTCCTAAATACCACTGCTCCAACAGTGGTTTTTTATTGCCCCAATTCCATCTTCAAACAGATAGCTTGCTCAATTAACTGTTCCACTTCTGCTAAGATTCTTTGTTTCTCACGTTGAGATAAATTACGTCCAAGCTCTGAATCAGAACTCACCGCACTTTTAATCTCTTTTCCGATTCTTCCGCTTGATTCCGCAATATCTAGAAATCTTGCTAGTACGTCTTGACCGCAATCAGCACATCTAGGCATAGGCACAACGATGTGATCGATTTGTGCTGCAATAGCTGAGAGTGTTTTCTTGCTTTGAACGGTGGCGATAAGTTCGATCGCTTCGATAAAGCTCAATTGGTTCTGCTCGCAATCCACGTTGAGCTTGTTGCCAAGAATTTTTGGCGACTTCTCTAACGTATAAGCAAGAGAGGTAATACCGCCTGAGCTGTTCTTACAATCTCGGTGTAACAATCTCTGTATTTCTTTGCTGTTCATGAAAATTTTTCCTTTTTTCTTGAAGATTGTTTTTTAGTTAGTTGGTAAGTTAATCCTGAAATTCAGGGAATAACTCGCTTTTAGGGAGACCAGTGACCTCTTTCCATTTGTCGGCTGAAACGTCTTGAGTAGAAATTTTTCCCCCAGCTCTTTTCATTCGATAAATAAATTGAGATGTCTTTCCTACTGCCTGAGCTAATTTGGCTTGAGAGCCAACAGCCTGAATTGCCTTTTCAATAGGTGTCATAAATACCTCAATATTTAGTTGATTGAATCTGGCATTAATAATAAATCATAAATTTATATATGTAAATATTGAGTTTATTGCAAAAGTAAATATTTTATTTACACTTCAATAATGGAGGATTATATGGATAACAGAGATAAACTTGTCGTTGAGCGATTACAGCAAATATTAGATGAGTCTGGAGTAAGTAAGGCGGAGTTAGCCAGAGTATCAAACAAAACTCCCCAAGCTGTAAATAATTGGTTTAAAAATGGGAAGATAGGTATTGATTCAGCTAGATTGATTTGCGAAAAATACGGCTATTCAGTGAATTGGTTATTAGGTAGCGAAGACATTCTTGATAAAAATGAGGTTGCAGTAATAGAAGATAAAGATTACAGCGATTCGCATATTGAGATTGATTTATATGATGTAAAACTATCCGCTGGCACTGGAAAGGGATGCATTGTGGAATGGATACCAAGAAAATCTGATGAGCCTTTATTATTTAGACAAGCTTGGTTTAAACAAAAAAATTTAACACCAGAAAGCTGTAAAGCGATGTTTGTTCGTGGGCATAGTATGTATCCAGTTTTAAAAGATTGGGACACTGTGATTGTGAATATTCACGATACAGATATTGTTGATGGTGAGATCTACGCTTTAACGTATAAAAACAATTTCTATATCAAACAAGTTGTACGCAATGGCGACAAAATCACACTGCTTAGTTTTAATCCTGAATATAAGCCTATTGAAGTAGGTGAAGAGCAATTGGGTGAGTTAAAAATTATTGGTCGTCAAGTCTGGCGCGGCGGTTGATAGCAAGGTCTTCTGGCGGTCTGTGCTTTGTGATTAAAGATGTAATGATTGGGTGTCACTGAGAGAGTTGATTTTATAATAGTGGAGCATTACTAACCCAACATTAAATATAACCTATTTAAAATATTAAAAATGAAAATTAAAGCTCCTTCAGTACTGTGTATTTATGATGAAAAATCCATAGTGGATACATTAAATTTTATCTCTCAACTTTATACATTAGCTATAGATGAGAGTAATACTTCAATAAAAATCGATTTCACAAATACAAAACAAATAACTGCAGCAGCAGCTGTAATGCTTTTTGCACATATAAATCATTTACAAATATTAAAAGGTAATGCAGGCTTTTTCACATTTGATACAAAAAAATCACCAATACATAAAAGCATATTTATTCGAAGTCAACTATTAAAGACACTAATGGCTGGATCAATGAAGAAGATAGATGATTTAGAAAAAGACATGAATCTTTTTCAATATGGTGAAGTACCAGTAGCAAAAAGAAAGATCAATAGAAAACTTCTGTCGATACTTTATGAAGAATTATATGTCAAGTATAAAAACACTACTGTCTTAAAAGATTTTCTGGAAAAACTTGAAGTTGCACTTGCGGAGGCATCGTTAAATGTTTTTCATCATGCTTATGACGGGCTAGATGAAAAAGTAAAATGGTGGCAAGGATTGTGGTACTCGCCTAAAAACAGTCAAATTACGTTTATTTTGTATGATTTGGGTGTTGGGATTGTTGAGTCATTTTCCAAAAATAAGACGTCAAGCAATATTCTTTTCCCTGAAACAGACCTAAAAATTGAGATATTAAAAGAAGCATTACGTCCTGGTAACTCAAGATTTAGCAGTATAGGAAGGGGGTTTGGGAGTATTGATATACTCAAAGTATCACATATTAGCCCTGCAGCAACAATGATTCACTCAAGAGATGTAAGATACACTAAAAATAATAGTGAAGAACGTTATGAATTAAGTTATGATATCAAAGGAACTTTACTAGAGTGGGATTTGGACTTGCCCGATGAAGAGAAAACAAATGACCAATGAAATAAAAATTTATGTAAAAGACTTCTCTGATGACCCTTTCGGCAGAGATGATAATGACGGACCATTTAATGGTGATAAGTTTCGTCGTGAGTATTTATCTGATGCTTTTAAAAAATTTGATAAAATTATTGTTGATTTTGATGGGTTACAGGCATTCCCTGGTACCTCATTCATTGGTTCTGCTTTCGTAGGATTAATGACAATCGACAAAATACCATATCAAACTATACTTTCTAAATTAGAGGTATTACCAAAGGACAGTGTTTACCCTGAAACAGTAAAAATAATACTTAACACCCAGAAACATTTAACAATTGGACGATTGTAATGGATCAGATTTTACTTAGTTTTCTTATAGAACATATTGAATGGATAGTTGGTGGTATCAGTACTATTATTTCTTACTTTGTGGGTGGTCTTCGAGAACGAAAAAAGGAAATAAAAAATAAAATAGATAGCTTACTTATTGAAATAGAGCAAATATATACCGAAATAATAGGAAATTATGAAAAGCAGCCACCTAATATTTTATCTAACAGATACAAAATCTTATTAGTTGAAAATAAAATAAAAGCGCTGTGCAAATTAAGAAAAATAGAAAATACTCACTTAATCAAAGAGCATGCAATACTTTCTGTGTATGCTACAGATGACCAACACATTGATTTTAAGAAAGTTGTACGACATATAGAAAATATCATTACCATTTTATCTAAATGATAAAATCACTCTTGAGTTCCGCGTCAATGCGATCTAATTGATCAATCATAGGCTCTTGTGAAGTCAAATCCAACTCTCCATATCCCATAAATTTTTCATTATGCCAGCGACGAATTTTGACCTTTCTTACAGGGAATAGTATTAAACGAACTCTCTGACTTAAAATTTCACCAATGCGAACAAACATAGGGACAGCCATTACTAACCCTATAATAAGAATTACATAAGTTAAAATATCAGAATTATTCATCTTTATTATCTGTCAATTTATGATCTTTACTGACTAAATGTTCTAAAACCTTAGTTATTATATGAGAAGTTGTTTTTGTGATAAACACCTTTAATATTTTTATATTTATCTCTAATCAATGTTCTTTTCCTACAAAATACACATCATTTTCTTCTCCTTTATGTGACATAGCTCACAAATTCAGTAATTAATCAAAAAATTTCAAAAATATTTTTCTTTTAAAATCAACTATATATTTATAAATGAAATAAATTTAATATTTATTTATTAAACTATATATTTACATTTGTATAAATATTTGATTTAATAACCACAACAAAACGAGATACTCATCTCGCTGCTCTTTAAAAATCTAGATGAAAAAAGCCCCTTTCGGAGCTTTTGGATAAGTTATTCAACTGGTGTTGATTTACTTGTGGATTTTACGAGTTCAATACCGTGTAAACAATCACTGTAGTTTTTATAGCCTTCCCCGCTATCTGCAATGATTTTACCGTTACTCGCTCTTAAACGCCACCGCCATTCGCTGCGAGCGTCTAAGTAAGTTTCAAATTTCATAAGGAACTCCCAATGAAAAAATATTTATTCCACTATTACTACCAAGGCATTCAATGGGCATGCGATGTTTACGCAAACAGTCCAGAAGAAGCCAAGGAAAAAGTAAAAGCAATGTCCCAAGCTGTTTATGATGGTGAGTGTAAGATGGAGATTTACATCCCTGAAAACCCGCTATCAAAAATCGCAAAGTTAATTAAAAGTTTACTCCGAAAATTTAGCTAATTCCATTATTTCATCTAGATATTAAAAAGCATCTAATGTTCTTTAAAAATCTACACATCACAAGTTAATCAAATATAGCCTTATTGATTAAGTAGTCTGTGATTGCGACACAATTTGGTTAAGTGGAATTGAGTTACTTGATTATGACTCCCACGTGCTAGCGACATAAATCAAGACTTATTTAAAAGCGCATTCAAACAAGTAAGTGTGCTTTCAAATGAGAGAGAAAGGAGCAAACGATATGAAAGTATCAAAAATGCTAAAACAAGCAAAACGTCTTAGAGAAAGACAAAAGCAGTTATGCAGTAAAAAGCAATCTAATCGCATTAATGTGGCTTTAATAGATGTTCCAGTTAATGCTAAGAAATTAAGCGATATTGCTAATTACAATTGCAATAAAGGTCAGTCAGGCGTTAATACAGTGAGAGCTGTACAGAAACGTAGATTGGGTTGTAGAGAATTAATCAGATAAAAGGATATAAATATGAAAGTAGTAATTGCTGTTATTGAAACTGAAGAAAATAAAAACAAACTACCCAAAGAAGTTAAAGAGCAAATTTGGGAAACTGTCTTACATCACGCAAAATGTGATAGAGGTGATGTTTTAAATTTTGCTGAAGAACTTAAGAAAGCGTTTATTTCGATAAATTCTTAAATCGTTCTACGGTATCACTATCAAAATCATCGAGCTTTTCTTGAAATTCAGATGACAGTGCGGCAATAAACTCACCGATGGCTTTTGCGTTACTTTTATGAAAGTTTAACCCAGCTTTATCATAATGAGCCTTTGCAAATTCATAGGCTAAAAAGTCAGCTGTTGATTTCTTCATAACTTAATCCTTATTTCGTGTTGTGGTATTAAAAATATACAGTTAGTACAAAATAAAATCAATTCCTTATGTGTTGTGGTGACCATAAGCCTTGTAGCTTGGGCAAGGTAAAAAATCCAAGCAACTTTAAATAAAGCGCATTTACAGAGAAATCTTGGGAAGTACAACTGAGACGAATGTTAGACAAGTGCGCTTTATTGAAAGAATAATGACTTCACTTTTGATCAATCATTCATTTCTTTTGAATCAATCATCATTTTGTGAAGTCGCCAAATTAGTGCTAGCGTTCAAAAACCTATCTGTCTCCTTAATTAATTTTACCGAACGTTAGCACTAACCTTTTCCTAAAACGTAAATATTTGCCCTCTTTTGAGGGCTTTTTTTACTCAAGAGGAAAAGAAAAAGATATAAAAAAGATATAAAAAAGATTGCATGTTTTTATGGGGTAAAGTATCCTTTAGTTGCGAATGTTTAAGATTAATTACGGTTAATAACCGTGATTGTTTTGTTCTTTATAACAATTTAGACGGATAAACAGCTTGCCAAATGAACTTGACCAGGCTTTTTTAGTCTAAGTAAATGCATAGGGATAAAACTAGCTTTTATCACAGTAAGTATTAAATAACTCTCAAGGATTTATATTATGGTCGCTTTACTTAAACGCTTAACAAACTTATATGTTGTAGCTGCGGTTATGCAAAGCCCAGCACAATATCCATCAACGCGCAATGGTTTTAAAACTGATCGCCAAAAATTAAAAGGCGATGTCAAAACCGTTACATTACATTTTAATCGTAACATTCACAAATATGGCAACCAAAAATACACAGGTTAAGGCAAAGAATGCCACTGGTAATGAGATCCATTTATCACATAGTCAAACAGACAGTCCTATTTTAGATGTTAACTCTCTTGAGCGACTACATCAATTTCGCCCTGATGTAGTCGATTTTGTAATTGAGCAAACCACCAAAGAAGCTGAAAATCGCCGTAAAAGAGAAGTGAAAATTGATTGGTTTACTTTTATTGAGAGAATGGGTGCATTATTCCTTGCAGTAGTGATAGCAATCGGTGGTATCGTAGGTTCAATGTATGCTGCAATGAATGGCTATGAAAAACTTTCTTGGATTATTGCCTCTACTTGTATTGGCTCATTAGCTATTGCCTTTTTAAGACGTCATAGATAATTGAAAGCCACTACACTTCCGGATTAAAATAACTTCACTACAAGCCGTTTAATAACGGCTTTTTTTATGATAAATTGGCGGCTTAATTTTTTGTGCAAAAGGAAATTAAAATGGCTG